TACATCCTGGGATTACCGCGCTATGATTGAAATTGACATAGGCTTTACCCAGGGCGCAGTAGAGTATGCAGCCAACCCCTTGGATGATGGAAGCGGCACAAGCCCCATCCCGACCCATTCCGGCGGAAGGCCCCAAGAATTAGCTGACGAAAAGACCGGCTGGTTCAAGGAAGTAGAAATCGAATACATGAAAAAGGAGGAAAAAACGAATGGCGAATAACCTTGACAGGATTGTCACCGTTAATATTGAAATTGCAGCACCGGCAATAGACGCTGCCAATTTTGACAACTTGCTTATCTTTGGGCCTGCACCGCAAATACCCCCGATACGGCCTCTGCCGGATGTTGGTGTGTATTCCGACCTTGCGGAAGTCACAGGGGCCGGATATACAGCTATTGGTGAAGCAGCGGATCCCGTTGGTGTGGCAGCGCGTATAGCATTCTCACAGAGCCCACGTCCTACGCACATTTTTATTGCGGCTATGAGGGCCGCATATCCATCCATCAAGGATGTGGATATCAAGATAATCACGGAGGACAATTATCTTACTGATGCCGTTGGAGCAGACCCGGAAGCTCCCTTACCGACAGACCTTCCTTGGTTGCAGGTGGCCTATAAGCGTATGCCTGTGTCTGCTATGGAAATTGAAGTCGAAAAAGACGGCGTGATGGTCTTTGGCAGTGCGCAGCCCATTACTAAAAATAAGGAAGCATTTTTACAGGTGACCCTTGGTGACTCCGCCAATCCTTTGGGCGACCAAATGAACCTACCTAGTACGGAGTGGGCCGGAGTGTACACCGTTACCTTGCTGGCGACCCAAGGTGTTCGTGTAACGACCATTACCGGCACGGTTACATTTGATGGAGACAGCACCTTTACCACCGGCTCACAGGTTCAGACGATTGTACCAGAAATGCTATCCCCGGTTGAAACGCTGGAACTTGCCAACGAAACCACCGGATGGTATGTTGCTTGCCCTGCTGGAATTCCAGAGAATCAGTATAAAAACTGCTCGGAGTGGACAGAAGCCCATACCAAGCTATTTGCCTACACTTATTTGGACACAGAGGATCCGATACCATCTATTTACTTCCGCTCTCATGGTTGGCTTGGCCTAGAGCATGACTTCCAGGAGCCGGAGGATGTACCGATATCAAATCACTATGTTCATGTCGCGGCTACAGCAAGGGGGTTGTCGTTCCCGGCAGGGCGCGAAACTTGGGCCTTTAAGCGTGTAGCTGCTGTAATGCCGTCAAACATCAGCACGACATTAGAACGCGCGCTACAGGAGGATCATAGTAATTTTGTACTCCGGCGCGCAGGCCGTAACATCACTATGAACGGTCAAGTCCGCGGTGGCGAGTGGATTGACGTAATACGCGGCCGTGATTGGCTACAGAATGACATGCAGCTTCGCATATTCAATCTGCTACTCATGCATCCAAAAATCCCGTATACGAATGACGGTATAGCCATGGTAGAGAACCAAATGAGGGCAAGCCTTTTGGCGGCTACTGACCGCGGCATTGTAGCCCCGGACGAATACGATACCGAGGATAACTTAGTACCCGGGTTTGTTGTAAGCGTTCCTAATTCGGCCAACATAACCCCTACGCAAAGGGCGTCAAGGGTATTGGTGGATTGTAAATTTACAGCTCGTTTGGCTGGCGCTATCCATGCTGTCCGTGTGGATGGTGTGCTTACTTACGAGTTCTTTATTGTTTAATGGTGGAGGTGAAATAAATGGCTAGTGTTAGGACATATGACCCCAGGCTTGTTTTAGTCTCTCTTGGCCCTCATGTCGTGCATGGCTATGCAGACGGTACATTTCTTAACATTGAGGCTCACGGCGATGGCGTAAGTAAAGAGGTTGGCTCTGATGGTGAAGTGGTACGCTCAATAGATCCGGACGAAACCGCAACGGTTACGATAACGGTTCAGTACAAATCAAACACAATAGCCTTCTGCCAAAATCAATACAACCTAGACAGAAGCACACACGGCGAAGGCATGTTCCCAGTTTTGATAAAGGACATGAAGGGCGGCGACATATTCTCTGCTGAAGAATGTTGGGTAGAGAATATTATCGCGCTGGAATATGGCAAGGAAGCATCTGACCGTGAAATCACTATAGCCACGGGTGCCGCCAAGTGGGATGTTACCCTGTAGCTGGATTGGAGGAAATAAGAAATGAAGCAATTTGAAGCCAAGGAAAGAACCTTGGACGGAAATACATTTTATATCAGACCGTTCCCCGCTTTTAAATCAGCCAACATAAGCGGGGAACTTTTTTCTTTAATCCTGCCTATGCTTGGTGCGCTTGCACCCATGGCAAACAGTGTCATGGGTTCGGATAAAGTGCTTGATACGGATATTGATTTTGACAAAGCGGCCCCAATGTTGGCCCGTGGATTAGCTGGCCTAAGCGGTGACAAAGTTGAAAATCTGCTTAGGCTTCTGCTAATCAAGTATAAAAATATCTCTGTCATGTTAGAGGATAAAGAAAAAGCCCTGCCACTTACGGAAGATTTGGTGAATGAAATATTTTGCGGTAATACACAGGATATGTATATTTTGGCTGTTGATGTTATCCAGGTAAATTATTCGGGTTTTTTCGAGAGGCTCGGCAACCTATTTGGAGAGCAAATCGGCGCGTTTCGCAGCTTGATCCAGAAGAAAATGCCGGGCCTAGCAAATATGGAAAACTAGACATTACCCAGTTTTCAGCCCTTGAATTGCGTATGTACACGCTTATTGGGATGAAATTGGCAAGTAAGCAGGAGCTTGAAACCTGCTACACCTTGGATGAAGCCTTAAAACTGTATGCCTTATGGAGAATGACCCAAGATATAGAGGCTGCCAAGGCTAAGGAACTTAAGGACAAGGTTAAAAACAAGCCGGGGAGGAGGCGGTAGGCTTTGACCATCAGAGACCTTGTAATTTCCTTCGGTTATGAAGTGAATGCACAGGCCGAAAAACAAGTAAACGCCAGCATTGATGCGTTGAAGTCAACCGCTTCAAAAGCCCTGGGTGCTACGGAAGTGGGTTATGAGGTTGACCGGCAATCAGAAAAGAAAGTATCTGACAGTCTGGAGGCCCTTGGGGATGCTGCGGAAAGTCTAAAATCATCAGAGGTTGGTTTTGAGGTAGACGAATCAGGTCACCGGATCGCCTTTGACAGTATCGAGGAGCTTCAAGAGGCAGCACAAACCCTTTATGACAATAAAATAGGCTTTGAGATAGATGAAGCCGAGAAGTCTATTGTGCTTGATAGCATTGATGCCACCAAGGAAGCTGCACAAGTCTTAGAAAACAACAGGGTAGGCTATGAGGTTGACCGGACAAGTGAACGACGGGCAAAGGATAGCATACGTTCCATCCGATCTATGGCCGTGAAATTCCTTGGTGCAATAGGCATAGGTTTTTCGCTGATGGCTATGGGGCGACTGTCAGAGGAATTTGGCAGTATCAATGACCAGGTACGAGATGCCACCCGTGGCATGGGGGATCAGGCAGATATTCAACAGCGCATATTAAAAGCTGCCAATGAAGCCAGGCAGGACTACGCTGTTATGGCAAATACGGTTAATAGACTCGCTATGTCAAATGCGTTTGACAATATAGAGGATGCTTCCCGTTTTGCTACTCTTATGGCACAGGATTTTGCCGCTGCGGGCAAAACACAAGAAAAATCAGCATATCTTACTCGCTACATCACTATGGATTTGCAAAAAGGATCCATGAGTGCAAGGACACTTTCTACCGCTTTGCGGGACAGTCCGCACATGGTAAATCGTCTTGCTGAATCTTTAGAAGTTTCAACTGATCAACTGCAAGAAATGGCAAGGCGTGGGGAAATATCAGCGGATATGCTGAAAAACACCTTTATAGATAGTGCAGATAATATAGCGGCACGTTTTGCCGAAACAGATATGACCATATCGGATGCTTTGCGAAATGTGCGGAATGGCTGGGGATTGTTCATAGCTCAAATGGATGACACCCTGGGCCTTTCTAGGATGGTTGCCCGGACAATCGTAAATGGGTTTAACCAAGTGCTGTTTGTTTTGCGACGCGCCCAAGATGGGTTTATACGTCTGGCGGACCGAATGGGCGGCGTTAACAACCTTATGCGTCTTTTGGCTATCTCTGCTGGTGCAATACTTGTTGCCCTGAAAGCTCCTATGATACTTGGCTTTATGAAGAAGGCTGCCGCAGGGTTAAAGGCTATCAACAGGCAGATGATAAAAGCTAAATTGAAAGTATTGGCGATTGTAGCTGTTGTTATATTACTTGCCCTGCTTATTGATGATTTTCTTGCTTTTATGCGTGGCGATGATTCACTTCTCGGTAAAATGCTTGAGAAATTTGGTATAGATGCTGATGAAGTGCGGGAGATCATATTTGGTCTATGGGAAACAATCAAAGGGGTGCTACCTTTCCTAAAAGATTTAGCAAAGCAATTCGGTGGTCTGCTAGTTCAGGCACTACAATTGCTCTTGCCCCTTCTGCTGGATTTACTGCGACAGATTTTACCACCAGTAGTAGACTTTATACGGCGGCTAATTGTGCTTTTAGCCGATGTAGCAAGGCAACTAATCCCCCTTATCGTCAGTGCTGTAGAAATGCTTATACCGTTTTTGATGAGGATAATCGAGGCCATTCTGCCAGTGCTAATAAGCCTAATAGAATCACTTTTGCCTGTAATTATGAGCATCATCGAGACTGTGTTACCGATAGTAATAAATCTTCTTGAAACACTGCTACCTATAATCTTACAGGTTATCGAAACTATTCTGCCAGTATTGCTTGCGTTGCTAGATGCCATGATCCCTATTATTACCTTTGTTGCAGAATTGCTTGGCAATGTATTGGCTGCAGCATTTGAAGGGCTTATCCCTATCATAAACGCTTTTATGCAAATCCTAGGGGGTATTATCGACTTCATTGTTGGAGTATTTACGGGCGATTGGGAAAGGGCCTGGGAGGGAATACGCAATATCTTTTCCGGCATAATCAGCGGTTTGGCTGCAATTTTCAAGCTGCCTATAAATCTGATTATTACTGGATTAAATACCTTCATACGAGGTTTAAACCGAATCAGTATTCCAGACTGGGTACCTGGGGTTGGTGGAATGGGAATAAATATCCCAGAGATACCAATGTTGGCTAAAGGCTCTGACTTCTCCCCTGATACTTTTATTGCTGGTGAAGAAGGCCCGGAGCTAATCACGAACGCTAAAGGCTCCAAGGTATTTACTGCTGACGAAACTGTAGGCATATTTAAGAAGCTAAAAGATTTTGGAGGCATTTATCAAGCATTAAAAAGCATGGCTAACCTTGCCATGATGCCCGGTGTTGATGAGGCAGTGTCCGCTATGGCATCCTCTGTGTCAAATACTTACATTACAATGTATCAAGACATTTTTAACGAGTTCCATGGTGACCGGGCAGGGCAAGAAAAAAGCTCGGAGGCTATGGGCGGAGCTACAGAAGATGCTACAGGCGAATTATCCAGAGCTTTAGCATATGTGAGGTGATACCATGGCACAAGCAAAAGAACCCGTTAGCATTGACAGTATAACCTTTGACGCGCTGATAGATGCAGAAGAAACTTGGCAGTCAGATGTTCCAGCGTATCCAATAGAAACAGGGTTTGAAGTCAGCGACACCATTATTGTTAGGCCGCTTACTTTGAATATGAGCCTGTACCTTACGAACACACCTGTAACGTGGAAGTCAATGCATGGATCCGGCCCGGGTCGGGTACAGGATGTTATATCACGCTTGGAGGAGCTTTATTTTCAGAAAACCCCCATTACAGTAAAGACCACTGAGCAGGATTATGAAGATATGGCAATCGTAAGTATTGGGCTGCCGAAAAAACAAGAGACTGGTATGTCCCGTCTGATACCAATTTCATTACAGCAAATAATGGTTACTGAATTACAAACGGCTTCCATCCCTGCCAGTTATGGCAAGAGTGGAGCAACGGGGACAAATGCAGGTACAGCCAGCACAGCATCCCGGGCAGCCACAGGCCCCCCAGCGTCTAGCAATGGTAATAACCAAGGCGATGGCAGCCGGGGGAGTATCCTCTACAATTTGTCATCGTCTTCCGGTTTGCTTGGTGGAGGTGGAGGGAATCCACTTAGCGGTTTATTTGGAGGTTGAGCATGGGCATTATTGATATATCAGTTCCAGATATGAATGACAGCTTTTCGCGCATTGTTTTGGACGGTGTTCAATACCTTATAAGATTTACTTGGAATGATACAGCTCAGCGGTGGAACTTTGGGCTTTACACGATGCAGCGTGAACCCATTGCCATAGGCCTTAAACTGGTTCCGCGATTTCCGTTAAATTTGCAAATTGTTGATGACCGATACCCGGCAGGAGTTTTTGGTGTGTTTAGCGATTTTGATACCGTTGGCCGTAATGACTTCCTCGAAG